ACTCTCCTCTTTAAATTATTTAAACATTATATAGTTTATACGCGCAATTGCAAGTTAGTTGCAATAAATAATTATTTTTGCCAACTGGATTTTTTTTGAAAAATTTTGGGAGCTTTTTATATAGTCTGGCGAAAATTTTGGGAGGTATTTATATAGAATTTTGGGAGGTATTTGTATAGACAGATGACCTGACCCTTATAAGTTTGAACGTAAAAACAAATAAGAAAACAAGAGAGCAGAAAAGATTTTTTTCTCTTTTAGCTGCAATCCGTGGGCATATTGTCGCAGTGGCAATAATTAATAAAAACGAAATAACTTAAAAAAAACCTAGATAATTCAAAAAAAATAGCTATAATTTAAAACAAGTCGAGCCAATACCGGCAAACGACAAAAAAAAGGTGAGAGTTATGTATATAGAATTAAGCACAAATCAGGCAGCAGATATGTTGATTAAGGCTGAGGTATTTGGGGATTCATACGCGGCCTGTTTAGCGATGGTTGAATACTTAGAGCAGATAGAAGATTGCAACCCGCACGATCATATGGAATTAGATCCGATCGCGATTCGTTGTGAATTTTCGCTTGATACTTTAAATAATTACGCTGAATCTTATTCAGACGCATTAAACAATGACGGAATAACAGTAACTAAGCGCGGTTTTTATGATGACAAAGACGCTGTTATTGAGTGGTTCAGTGATCGCACTATATTCATACACGTTGAAAAAGATTTATACATAAAAGGGGAGTGTTAATAATGATAACAAGCGATTTCAAAAACGGCGTTTATCAAAGTAAAGCGATTAAATGCGCGACTAGCAAACGCGCAATATCACGCGCTGAAATGTTTATTGTCGATACGTTTATAGGCTTATTAGGTGCTGCAATTCTGCTAGCGCCTATTCTTTGCTACATTTACTTATAAAGGGGATTGAAAATGCGAGTACGAATATATCGAAATTTGAATAAAGGTGGCCTATCAATTAAGTCTAAGATAGACGGAAAGTGGAAGGTAACAGACTATACGCTTCAAGCTGTGCTGCATAATTGCACGTTCAGAACGTCGGACAAGGAACGCGAGCGAATCGCAGCGGGCGGGCATAAAAGCGTTCACGCGTGGATTGAAGGGGATTTGATAAGCACTGATTTTAATGATTTTAAAAACTCATTAGCACCTGTGCCTTATTACAACCCACATTTGACGCAATTTTTCGAAATTGACGGCGAACCAGTCACAACGGCCGATTCGGTCAAAGTGTACGCACCACCACGGGAGCGCAAATAATGGATCAACAACAAATAGCAATCGAATTACAAATCATTGCAGATGAGTACGCGTTTGAGAATTGTGACGACCTCGCCAAAAAATGCAGCGAATTAGCTGCATCTTATAAGGTGTTAGCGTGGGTCGATTCTTACTGTTTATCGCGCAATCTTTACAAACCAAATGACGACTTTTCAGAGGTGGGAAAATGAGCAATTTAAAGATAGCTAACAAAGACGGTTTCAGATGGGGAGAAAAGGCTTTTCTCATAGGTAATGAATTTGGCGTTCGCTGCGTTTCATACGCTAACAATGAGCAAGACGCGCTAGATCACGCAGTTAATGAAGGCTTTTTAGACGCTGATATTATGAGCGAAGAAGATCACGCAGAATACGATAAAAACGGTTGGCACGACTCATTCTGTTATGCAGGTAATGCAAGTGAGCCTATTTGGGCAGAGTATCTTTGTATTAAACCTGCAATCGAACGAAAAAAAGATGAATTGTAGGCGCTGGCGACACTGTATATACATACAGTACTTTTTTAAAATAATATGTTTATCAATAACTTAAATGATATAATTGAAAGGTGAGAAGATGAGAGCAACAATTAAAGAATGTGAAAAGGCTGTTCAGGTGCTCAATTGTGAAGTCGGCGCAGATATTTACAGCTTCAAACAGTCACAGCATTATTATGTGCTATCGCGCACAGTTGATAACAAAGCACAGCATTTGGGGACATTTGAAACTAAGCGCGACTTCAAACAAGCGGTCGTTTTATCCTATAGACTGTTAAGAGATGCGGGAGGCTTAAAGCGATGAGTTATTCAAACTATTTAAGACCAACCCCAGTGAAAGCGATAAAAGGTAAGCAGTGCCGATTAATATATCGGAAAAGCGATAACAAGTTTTTTGAGGTTCAGTCGCCACACTTATATAAAGGTGAGTTTATATACCTTCCTATAAACAACAATTTCTATTCCATAGAATTAACACTATAAAGCCTCATTTTTGGAGTCTGTTACCTTTACCTATATACAAATACATATAACAAAACACTAAACGGCCGATTTAATTATCGGCTTTTTTTTGCCCTCTATTTAACCAAATCAATCGAATATCTTTAAAATATATATTTGAGCATTCAACGCAATATCATTTCAACTATAACGCGCCATTGCCTTTCTAAGCGATTTCCCTATATACTCGCCCAATCGTATTACCTTGGCCGATTTTTCCGCCAGCACGCCATTCAGAGAGCCTGACGGGTACTGCTAGTTGTATGATGGGGGGGGTGCACCAAATGAAAAACGATAAACGGGCGCGATAATACACCACATAAATTTTTAATGGATAATTGAGATGACAGATCGTAAACGCGGCAGACCTATGATTGAATTTGACTTAGTAGAGGTAGAAGAGTTATCTCGTTCATACTGTAGCTTCATAGAGTTGGGTAAGTTCTTTAACTGCTCCGAAGATGTTATAGAGGATAGGTATAGAAATAACCCCGATTTCAAGGCTGCCATTGATAGAGGTCGCTTTGAAGCCATTAAAGGGCTTAGACGCAAACAACTAGAGATGGCTATGGACGGTAACACCCAATTAGCGATATTCTTAGGTAAAAACCTATTAGGTCAGACCGATAAGATGGATATTGACCAACAATCGCGTATTGAACCCATAAATATCGAAATCGTAGCTCCAGAATAACCTAAAAAAAATTTCTCCCCTTCGGGGTATTTGGGAGCTTTATGGCTAAGTTAGTACCAACCAAACCGCAGTTCGATTATATCAATACCAAGGCGAAGTTCCCAGCGTTAGTTGCTGGCTTCGGGGCGGGAAAGACAGAGGCTGCGGTGCAGCGTTGTATCATCGGTAAACTCCGAAACCCTAGCACCAATAGGGGTTTCTACGAGCCGACCTACGATTTGATTCGTATGATTGCGTGGCCTCGCTTCGAGGAACTCCTCACCGAACTCAAAATACCCTATAAACTCCATAAATCACCCCTTAACTACATTGATCTAGGTAATTACGGCAAAATCATCTTCCGATCTATGGAGAACGTCAACAGAATCATCGGTTACGCACACGCCGATGCCGATATTGACGAATTAGACACCCTCAAAGAATCTGAGGCTGCGGCTGCATTCCGCGCAATAATGGCTCGTAACCGTGAGATCAAACCCAGTGGCGAACCCAATACCATCGGTGTGACCACTACGCCTGAAGGCTTTAAATTTGTCTATAAATACTGGAAAAAAGACCCCAGAGAAGGCTTTGAGCTAATCCAAGCGCCAACAACATCAAATCCGCACCTTCCTGTCGATTATGTGGATAACTTAAAGGCTATTTACCCAAGCAACCTCTTATCTGCCTATCTTAACGGTGAATTCGTCAACTTAACCCAAGGAACGGTATATAACGGGTACAACCGTGATAAAAATGAGAGCGAAGAGCTTATTACGCGCTTTGATTTCCTAATGGTCGGAATGGATTTCAACGTAACCAATATGTCTGCTGTCGTATTCGTTTATCGTGAAGGTGTTTATCACGCAGTTAAAGAATTAACGGGAATCTACGATACCCCGACTATGATTCACACTTTGAAAACTAAATTCCCCGACCACAACATTGCTATCTACCCAGATGCCTCTGGCGCAAGTAGAAAAACAGTGAACGCAAGTATCTCCGACATAACTCTCTTAGAAGCGGCTGGTTTTGAGTGTAGAGCACCCAAAAAGAACCCTTTTATCAAAGATCGAGTGATGGCTGCAAACGCAGCTTTTGATTCACTGCAAGTTATGGTAAATTCGGAGCAATGTCCTGAATTGTCAAGTAGTTTAGAGCAGTTGACGTATGATAATAACGGTGTCCCCGATAAAACGAGTGGTTTAGATCACTTAATAGACGCTGCTACTTATCCTATTGCCCACGAACTACCTATTATTAAACCTATAGCGGCTGTGCCGTTCAGATTTGTGATCTAATTATGAGTGTTGACCTACAAAACCCAGAATATCGTACCTACCTTAAAGAATGGCAAATGATCGAGGACTGTTGTGAAGGTCAACGTGCCATAAAACAAGCTAACACTAAATACTTACCACCGATGGAAGGCGTAAGCCAAGTTGACACTCGTTACATCAATTATTTAGAGCGAGCTGTCTTTGTAAACTTCACTGGTAAGACTAAAGAAGGTTTAGCAGGTGCAATCTTCAGAAATGACCCTGAATGTATACTTCCCTCTGAAGTTGAATACCTAAAAGACAATTCTGACGGTGCTGGCGAGTCTTTAACAAGTTTAGCCAAAGATGTAGCTGGTGAAGTCATCGGAAAAGGTCGTCACTGCCTATTAGTTGACTATCCCGAAGTAGAATCGGGTTTATCACTAGAAGAATTCGATAGATTATCTCCAAAAGCCACAATCAACCGCTATACCGCTGAAAACTTCATTAATTGGCGCGTAGAAGTCATTAATGGACAGAAAATCCTAACTCTTGCCGTACTTTGCGAAGAATATGACGCAGATGAAGATGAGTTTGGATACGAACCACAGAAACAGTACCGAGTTCTACGTTTAAGAAAGGGTGTATATACCCAACAGGTATATCGAGATGACGAGAATATAACTAAAGAGTATACCCCTACAAAAGCCGATGGAACTACGTTTGATTTTATCCCTTTATTTATTATTGGCTCAGAAAATAACGACACCACTGTTGACGTACCGCCACTCGGTGATATTGCTTACATTAACATTGCACATTTCCGAAACTCAGCCGATTTAGAAGAAAACTGCTTTGTTCACGGCCAATTAACGCTTGGCGTGTCATCAACTATGTCTTTAAGCCAGTTCCAAGAGGCTAACCCTAACGGAATTACCGTTGGCTCTATGGCTGGTCACTTCTTAGGTGACTCTGGTAGCTTTTCTGTTGTACAGGCTTCTGAAAACCAGTTAGCTGACAAACTTATGGCTCGCAAAGAAGAACAAATGCGAAAACTTGGCGCGAGAATGATTGAAATCGGCGCAGCTAAGACAGCAACTCAAAGTTTAATCGAGCAAGCTGGCGAAACTTCTATCCTAACTACCATTGCGGATAATGTGTCCGAAGGTATCAAGACCTGCATCGAATGGTGCGGTATGTTTATGGGTGCGAATGAAGAATCAACCTTTATTCTAAATACTAAGTTCTTCGATGATGTTGCAGACCCACAAATGCTTATGGCGGCTATGCAATTGAACGAAGGCAACCTTATTGCGAAGTCTGATATGCAAGAACTTGCTCGACAGCAAGGCATTGTTAAAGACGGTCGCAGTAATGAAGATATTGACGCTGAACTAGCGGCAGAAATGGCGAAAATTCCAGAAGAACCTGAAATCGAGCCTGAATTAGATGAAGAAGATCAAGAGTCTTTGACATCTCAAGATGAGAGTGCTATATAGAACTAATTGTCACAGGGTGACGACATTTTTATAACTAGGGGTTATAGATGACTATTCAATACAAAGTGAGAGAAGAAAGTTTCGATACGTTAGACGATTCAGTTAAGGGGTTATATTCGCAGGGCGAAGATGGCTATACATTGAATGTAGACGGTGTACCGAAAGAAGATGTAAGTGGTTTGAAGCGTAAGATTGACGAATTGCTAACCGAAAAGAAAACGGTACAGCAAAAAGCAATGGAAGCAGAAGAACTAGCAAGACAAGAAACGGCTGAAAAGCTGCGGAAGGCAAACGACTTTGAACAGTTATACAACAGTTCTGAGTCAGAGCGACAGAAGGCGGCTGACGAGTTAGCGACTTTAAAGGCTAATTTACAGCAGCAACAGGTGGAAGGTCAGGCAGGTAGAGTTGCCGCATCGCTTACAAAGGATACAGCCAGAGCCAACTTGTTGTCGCAGCAAATTTCCTCGCGTCTATCTTTAGTAGATGGTGAGGTACGAGTTTTAGATACTAATGGTAACTTAACCGTTAGTAGCGTAGAAGAATTGACACAATCAATTAAAGCGGAATACCCGTTTCTAGTTGACGGGTCACAAGCTGCTGGGGGCGGCGCAACAGGTGGAAGCAGCGGGGCTGGGGATACCAAACAAGTAAGTCGATCAGATTTTGATGCAATGGACAATCGGAAAAGAATGTCTTTCGTTAAATCTGGCGGCAAAATAATTTAATTACTCTTTTGGAGAACCATTCTAATGGCTAATGATTTAACTTTAGACAACTTGGCAACTGATATTTATACTGCCGCAGACACCGTAGGCCGAGAAGCTGTCGGTTTTATTCCTTCTGTAACTATGAACGCTGATAGCACTCGTGCTGCTGTTGGTGACACCATCAAAGCTGCTGTAACTGCTGAAGCACCTGCTTTTGTAGACATCTCAAACGGCAATATGGTTATACCTGAAGGCACATCTCAGACTGTAACTAATTCTAGCTTCCAACTAACTAACGCTAAAGCTATCCAAATCCCAATGGGTGCTGAGAAAGAGCTTCAATTGCGTAATGCTGGTACTTACGAAACTGTTTACGGTGACTTAGTTCAACAAGCAATGCGTAAGTTAGCTAACCAAATGGAAAGCGATCTTTTCGTTGAAGCTAAAAACAATGCTTCACGCGCTTTAGGTACTGTTGGTACTGACCCATTTGCGTTCTCAGCAACTACTACTGGTCTTGAGCAAGCTGCTAAAATGCGCCGCTTACTTGTAGACAATGGTATGCCTACTGATGACGTTTCAGTTGTATTAAACACTCAAGCTGGTGGTTCTTTCCGCGCAAGCCGTACTAACGCTTTCGCTGACCACGCTGGTACTGCTGACTTCCGTAACAACGGCACTTTAGCTAACTTGTTCGGTGCAAGCGTTCGTGAGTCTAGCCAGTCTGCACTTCACACTGCTGGTACTGAAGCTGCTTGGGCAATCAACAATAATTCAAACGAGCTTGTTGGCCAGACTGAATTAACTGTTGACGCAGGCGGTGGCGACACTATCTTGAATGGTGACATCATCACTAACGCTGGTGACACTACTTCTGGTTATGTTGTTTCTTCTGAGACTCAAACTGCTTCTGGCGCTGCTGGTGGCCTCATTAAAATCAACGGTTCTAAAGGTCTTTTGGTTCAAGCAGATGACGATGACGTAGTAACTAATGTTGGTAACTACCAGTCTAACCTTATGTTCCATCGCCGCGCTCTTGAGCTTGGTATGCGAGCACCTGCTTTACCGTCTGTTGGTG